GAGTCGGCTGAACCCGCCGACCATCACCTTGTCCCAGGCTTGCCAGCCCGTCACCACTCCGGCGACGGCACCAGTGATCTTGCCGAATATCGCACTCGAGCCCGAGCCGAGCTTGGATAGGTTCTGCTCAGTCTTGGCCGACTTGGAGCCGATCTGATCGAAGACCTTGCTCGCCTTATCGCGGGCAATAATGTCGAAGTTGAGCGCAGGCATTGCTCACCTCCGATGTGACCTATGACCTATTGGCAACTCGCCGAACCGGGCGTACGTTAGAAGCAGAAGAAGGGGATTCGATGGCTCAGCGCCGCACTAATGTGGCCGTGTTCAGTTTCCTTGGTGTCATCCTGGGGATCGTGCTCGCTGGCGTAGCTGGCTACGGCGCCATCACCGAGGTCGTCCTCGCGATGATTGCCGGGGGACTGTTTGGGGCGGTCGTCGGCGCTAACTGGACGACGGCACCGGCACCGGATCAGCGCCGCTCCCGCATCACATCCAAGTAGGTCGCCCGCAGCCGTTCGTCCATCGCCAGCAGATCGTCGAACGGGATGCGCGTCAGGACGCTGAGCTCGACGAGTTCGCGGGTCGTCGATCCCGCTTCGTAGGGTCCTCAGCCGCTCCACCCAGCACCGTGATGTCATCGACGCGGTCGAGCCACTTCTCGAACTCTTCCTCGCCGATGATGCCGCCGAGCTTCAAACTGATCCAGGTCAGGTAGTAGAGCCACTCCTGGCGGCCCCGCGGCTCGCCCTTGACGCGGGGATGGAACGCATCGGCGAAAGCCATCTCGAACTTCCGCTCGAACTCCACCTCGGCCCGGGCGCCGGCCGTCGTCTCCTGCTCGGAACCGTCCAGATAGACGACCTTGATCTTGTTCAAATCGACCTCGCCAGCTTGTTAGCAACCCGTTCCATCACGGTCAGCAGTTCCTTGCGAACCGTCGACCCACCAGCCTCCATCGGTTCGGTGAACCAGCCCTTCGGCACGTCCTGGAATACGAACGGGCCCCGGCCGAACACCGGGTGCGCCACCCGGCCCCGGTCAATGCGGAACGGGTCGGCCACCGCGTTCGACTTCGCCTCGATACGGATACCCGCATGGCCGCCGGTGGTGCGCCGCTTGTGCGGCAGCGAAGTACGCGCCACCCGCCGACCCAACCCGCCGCGAGACGGCAGGATCGACCGGGCCGAATCCTTCGCCGCCTTCTTCAACGGCTTGGTGGCCTTCGTGATCCCCGTCGTCAACTCCCGCCTCAACTCGCGCCCGCCGTACTTGCGCAGAGCGCGCGACAGCGCGATGAAGTCCTCGGTGTTGACGACGCGGACTTCAACGACCATCTAGCCGACCTCCTCGAGCGCGAACGGCCACTTGTTGCTTTTGCGGCGATTGCAGTCGCCGCATACGGGTCGCAAGTTGGCCAAGATATGTGCCCCACCCTTCGATAGCGGCTTCACGTGATCGAACTGATCCCATTCTCCGAAGCAGATCCAACAGCGGTTCGCCCAATATGCAACCTTGGCGGCGAGGCGGTCCGCGGTAACGAATCCGATAACTACCGCAGTCTTGGCTGCTCGGCGGCGACGTTCGTACTCAGCCCGTCTCTCAGGATTCGCAAGACGGAACGTCTGCGCTCGCGCACGAGCCGTCGCCCGATTCTCCGGGCGCGCACGATACTGCTCCTGCGTGGCCCGAACATGCTCGGGATTCGCGGCGCGATAGCGAGCGGTCGTCTGTTTCGCTTCCTCACGATGCGCAGCGCGATAAGCAGCTTGGTACGCCGCGTACTCGTCAGCCTTCTCACGCTGCCGACGCAGAACGTCTGCGATATGGCACGACTTGCACGCGGTGCGAAACCCGCCCGGCGATGAGCGGTCGCGGTAGAACTTGTCGAGCGGTAGTTCCTCGCCGCAGATCCGACACTGGCGCACTCAGCCGACCTTCTGGATCGGCCCCGAAGCGTTCCAGGATGAGGAGATGTCGATCGAGCCGGTCACCGTCGCGCTGACGTTGAAGTCCGGCAGGACCTCACCGAAGAAGTACTGCGTGTTGGCGTTAGTGGACGGGTACAAGTAGAACCGACGCGGCAGCCCGTCCAGCGCCGCCGTGTAGGTCTGCACGGTGGCGTTGTCGTAGAACCCGGAGAAGTCGCCGGACGCGTCAGGCAGACCGGCGACATAGGACTTGTTGGCATCGCCGAAGGCGGTCACGTCGGCCTTCTCGGTGGCGAAGTTGATGCTCCAGCTGTTCAGATAGGCCACCGGCTCGGCGGTGCCACCGGACGCCAGCGCCAGATACACCCTGCCCTGTCGCCCATGCAATCTGGCCACGGTTCACTCCTTTTCTAGCAGTCGCAGCAGACGTGCTGCATTCGTTGCGAACGTGCGGTCTGCGACCGCTTCCCGGGCCTGCCGTGCGGCCTCGGCCCGAAGTCCGTCATGTCGTAGCCACCAGCGGGCCACCTCCGACGCCTCATCCGGCGAGTCGAACCGGGGCAGCATCGGCAGCACCTCGTCGCCCTCGCCGCGCGGATCACGCAGAAACGGCAGCCCAATCGCGGCCATCTCGACCTCACGTGGCCCCATCGCCCAACCGGCGTGCGAGTCGCCGTCCTCAGCCTCGCGGCGGTACAGGTTCAGCCCGAGCTTGGCCGACTGATAGATCCGCACCCCGTCGGCGTTGTCCAGACACTCTTTGATGTCGTGCGCCACGTACTTGCGCAGCGGCGAATCCTCGGTCAGCCGCTGCCAGTTGCCGGCCAGCAGCACATCCAGCCCGTCCAGATCCATGGCCTCGAAGAACTCGATCCGCGAGGCGAACCCGGTGCCGACGAACGCCAGGTCTGCCGCCAGATCCTTGTCCACGGCGCCAGGACGATGCAGCTTAGGACGGTAGGCGTGGGGCATGTACTCGGTCGGGGCGAGCTCGCGATACCGGTCGATGTTGACCGGGTCGTTGAGCAGGTTCAGGTCGGCGTGCGCGGCCACCTCGAGCTGGCGGGTGTCTTCGTACGGGGCCTCGGTGTGAATGACGACGACTTTGGTGCCGTAGCTGCGGGCGATGTCCATCAGCTCGGTCGGGATGAGGAACGCCGAGACGATGAGCAGCACGTGCGGCCGGAACCGGTAGAGCGGGGCGTACAGTCCGTACACGGCCAGCTCGATGGCCTTGTCTTGGGGTACCGCCTTGCGGAACTGGCCCTCGGCGACGTTGAAGTAGGCCGAGTCATAGAAGGTGAGCCGGTCCTCGAGGTTGAATATCTGCACCTGCTGGCCGAGCTCGGTGAGAGCTTCGACCCAGCCGGCGTAGACGTCGTGGACGCTGAACGCGGGGCCGGGATGACAGACGACCCAGCGCATCAGCCGACCTCGACGACGATGTCGGCGGCCAGATACTCAACGCTGTTGACCAGCGTGATCCGTTCCTCTTCGACGAGGGTGGCGTGCGCATAATCGACGATCCCATCCAATGTCGGGTCCGCGTCGATTGCAGCCTTGATAGATGTTGCGCCGGTGCTCGCCAAAAAACCGTCGAGTGCCTTCTGCGCGGCCACTTGATCGGCCCATGACACCAGCACCGTGACGGCGAACGTGGTGTCGTCCTCCCCATCCATGGATACGCCGAACGTGGTGGTGCGGCGCTTGACGAACGCATGCGGTGGATTGACAACCGCCGGCACGTTGGGGCTGTGCCGCAGCCCTGCGATCGTCGCCAGCCGGTCGTCAATGCCCTCGCGGATCTCCTGCACGCTGGCCATCAGCCCACCAGCACCGAGAACCGCTGATACGGCATCAGCAACGAAGCGACCTTCGGGTTCTCCCGGATCCGCACGACGCCGAACTCGCTCATCCCGGCGATCCCGAACGGGGCGTCCTTGAGCTTGAATAGTTCGGCCGCCAGCATCAGGCAGGCTTCCTTCACCGCCGACGGCGGCGCGGTGGGCCAGCCGAAGGTGCCGACGATCTGCACCCGGTCCGCGCGCTGCGACCGGATGTACGGCACCGGGAACAGCTTCGCCCCAATCGCGCGGACCTCGGAGTAGGGCCGCGCCTCGGGACCACTGGCCGCGTTCGCCGGCCACAGTTGGTAATCCGACGCAGCCCAGGTCGTCTCGAACGTTCCGTCGCCGGATGCGTCGGTCTTGAGGCTGGTGACCGTGACGAGGTCGCCGACCCACACGTCGGTGTCAGCGAGCTTGAGGCGATACCGGTCGGTGGCCACGAACGTGGCGGTGGTGGAACCGGTGACGTAGAAGATCCGCTGGCAGTGCTGGTCGATGGCCCGCGACGCCGAGTTCAGCGCCGAGTCGACCAGGGTGTCCTCGAGGTTGTCGAAGGTGCCGAAGCGGGCCTTGAGCTCCTCGGCGGTGGCGTACAGGTTCGGCATACTGGTCCCCTTACCTGGCTGCCCAGCCGTCGTGGTGGATAGCGGTCGGCTCGCCGCCGATGAATATTCCGCGCAAGCCGCCGGCGGACCAGTCGTGCGGTAGCAGCGCGTCCGGGGCGTCCGCGCCGAGCCGCCAGGTGGCGGTCCGCAGCGCCTCGGCGCGGCACATGATCCCGTCCGAGTCGACGTGCCCAACCGCGAACGTGTCGTCGCCGACAACGAACCGTTCCACGCCGTGGACCATGAATCGCACCGGCGAGACGGTGAAGTACAGATCGTGTTCATTCATCGCGGCCACATGACGTTCCACGTGATCCGGGAGCAGCTCGTCGTCGTCGCCGACAAACCCGACATACTCGCCGAGCGCCAACAAGGAGCCGACCTGCCAGGGCAGCGCGCCGGGGCAATGGTCGGCGTGCCCGTCCCGCCACGTCTCGTTGATCTGCACGAACCGGACATCCGGGTGGCCGGCCATCTTCTCGGCCAGGCTCGGGTTGCGGTCCGACACGATCACATGCTCAACGTTCGGCCACGTCTGCGCTCGAACCGACGGAATGCACCGGTCCAGCAGCAGCGCCTCGCGGCCGGGCATGGTTGGGGTGACGATCGAGACAAGCGCACTCACAATTGCGCCAGTTCGTGCTTGACCATTCGGGCGATCATCTCCTCGAACGGCACCGTCGGCCGCCAGCCCAGCACGTCGCGGATCTTGGTGGCGTCGCCGCGGAGGTATTCGACGTCCGCCGGCCGGTAG